AAGAACCCTCTGTACAGAGAGATTCTGCGAGCAAGATACATCTGCGGTCTTAGCAGGAAAGAAGTAGCTGAAAAATTCAACTACACGGAAGTATGGGTTGCGAAAATCACGCAATCTGCCATTGCGGAAATTAACACAAGACTAAACTGTATACAAAAGTATACGTCGTAAAGTGGTACAATGGTATTGTGAAAAGATTGTCAAAAGGGCAGTCACTAAGGGCAAGTTCGAAAGAACTTGTCCTTTTTTAATGCCACCATAGCTCAATTGGCAGAGCGGCTAATTTGTAATTAGCGGGTTGTGGGTTCGATTCCTTCTGGTGGCTCCAAAAAAGGGGGACGGGAAGATGCAGAAAGCCAGCCATTTGCTGATGAAAGAAACGGAAGATGGACAGCTGATTGTATCTTCCGAGGTTCTTAAACGAATCTTTGGAGTAACACAGCGGCTTATTTCAGACTGGGCTATGCAAGGTTGCCCGAAATATGACCGTGGATGGTGGAATCTCAAAGACGTTATCGAATGGCGTGGGCTGGGACGGCAGAAAGGCGAGAAGAAAAGCGACGAAGCAAAGAAGCTGGAAGCCGACGCAGATTTGAAATACGCAAAGGCCAGACAGGAAGAATTGAAGCTGGCAGAGATGATGGGGGAATTAATTCCCAAGGAACTGGTAGAAGCCACACTGGCTAGTACCTTTTCAACTGTCCGGCAACGGCTACTGGCTCTTCCTAACGACATCAGAGCCGAGTGTTTCACTTTGTATCCAGAAAACACAACGGGGGTGACAAAACTTGCAGACAAAGCAGTCAGAGAATGTCTCAGCTACCTGGCGGGACATAATAACCCCGGAAATGGAACAAAAGTGGAGACAAGAGCTAAAAAGCGTGGTAGACCACGCAAGACAAAAGTTCGCACCACCGGTTAAAATGACCGTCAGCGAATGGGCCGATAAATATAGGATTATGAGCAAAGAAGAATCCTCATTTCCAGGCCCATGGCAGACAGACCGTGTTCCGTATATGAGAAAAATTATGGACACATGGAACGACGATGATATTGAATACATCGTGTTCATCAAATCTACGCAGGTAGGGGCCACGGAAGCGGGCATCAATATCATTGCATACACCATTGACCAAGCCCCCTCTCGATTGCTATATCTGATGCCAGATGACGATATTGCCAAAGACTTTTCTGCGGACAGACTGCAAAAAGCATTGGCAAGATGTGATGTGCTACGTGGTAAATATAACGCTGATGAATCAAAGAACTCTGTTCTGCGGTTTGAAGGCGGGTTCATCAAACTATCGGGAGCGCAAAGCCCAGGCAAACTGGCTTCGTGGGCAGTGCCTAAACTGTTCATGGATGAAATCGACAAATACCCAAGATGGGCAGGACGGGAAGCATCCCCTCTGAAACTGGCAGAAGAGCGTACCAAGAACTGGCCCAACCGGAAAATCTTCATCGCTTCTACACCGACACTGGAAAATGGAAACATCTATCAAGCGTACAAGGAAGCCGATGTAAGATATAAATACTTTATCCAATGCCCAGAATGTGGACAATGGCAAAAGCTGGAATTCGCCAACCTGAAAATTCCCCACCAAAAGGGGGACAAGTTAGACCCGGTATTCGCTAGGGAACACGCATATTATCAATGTGCCAACCCGACCTGTCAGCACCATATAACCGATGCAGAGAAGATAGAAGCAGAAAGAAACGGCAGATGGTGCGTAGAGGGAGATATGCCGGAAGGAAAACCCAAGAAGGTTGCTTTCTCTATCAACGCCCTGTACAGCCCGTGGGTGACGTTCGGACGGTTTGCAGAAGAATTTGTGCGAAGCAAGGATGACCCGGCAGACCTAATGAACTTTGTCAACTCATGGCTGGGCGAACCGTGGAAGCCAAAGACAGAAACAGTAGCATCCAAGATGGTATTGCGGCAAAAGACGGATGTTCCGGCAAACATCATCCCGAAATGGGCAAGGATGCTCACGGCTGGTGTGGACTGTCAGCAAGGGTACTTTTACTGGGTTGTCAGAGCGTGGGGGCCTAACCTAACATCACAGAAAATTGCAAATGGTGAAGCAATCACATGGGGCGACTTACAGAAGGTAATGGACAATTGGTGGCCTATAGAAGGTTCTGATGAACGTCAGCAGATTTCCCTCTATGCTATCGACTCTGGGTATAGGCCGGAAGATGTATACGAATATTGCCTAGACAACTACCCAAACTGCATCCCGGTAAAGGGTGCATCAAGGCCCATGGAACAACGGTACAAGAAAAGTTCCGTGACCCCCGACCAAAGACGCAGTATGATTCCCCTTAATCTGTATGTAGTCGACACAGACCAATACAAGAATCTGATTTTTGCACGGATGGAACGGGACCCGAAAACCGAAGGAAGCTGGAGAGTAGATGCCAACACATCCCAAGAATACGCTGATATGATTTGCGCTGAGCATCGGGAAGAAGCCATGAAAAATGGCGTAATGACAGTTACATGGAAACCCAATAAAGCACACGCACAGAACCATTATCTGGACTGTGAAGTATACGCGTGGGTTGCCGCAGATGCTATGAACGTCAGCTTGATTGGAAAAATCCCAGAACACGAAGAAACCCAAAGCGGGGAACAGGAAGTAGATAGAAATGCGATCGTCCCAAATACTAGTACGTGGGGTGAAGAATAATGACGAAAGAAGAATTATTAAAAAGAAAAGAATCTATTGAACAGGCCATTCAGAACGTGCTGGAAGCTGGGGAAGAATTTCAGACAAGGAACGGGAGAGTAAAACAGGCTTCTCTTTCCAGCTTGCAAGCACAACTCGCTAGTGTTGAAACACAGCTATCTCAATACGAAGGAAACATGGCCACAACGGAAATCTTTGTTTATGGGGGATGCAGATGAACAACGTGGCCTATAAGATTGGGAACGCACTGGACAGGGTACTTTCCATTGTGTCCCCCAAAAAAGCGGCTCTAAGAGCGCAATACAGGAGTATGTACTTCGGATACGAAGCGGCGGCACCGACCCGAAAAGACCTGCCGTTCCCAATGGACGGGAGAGCGGAAGGCATGGCAAAGGCATCCAGAAGGACGTTGAGAGCCAGAGCAAGGGATTTGGAACGCAATTCTGACTTTGCAGGTTGTATCCTAGAAGCCATTGACAGGAATGTGGTAGGGAGTCAGCTGGGGATGCAAGCCCAGACCGATAACCAGAAGTTGAACAAGAGAATTGAAGAACTCTGGAACCAATGGACGTACCCGGAAAACTGCGATGTGACAGGACAGCAGAGCTTTGAGGAAATGTATTCCATGATTGTTCGCAGGTGGTTTGTGGATGGTGGTGTGTTAATCGTCTACAACACCGATAAGAGCAAGGCTATTCCATTCACCCTGCAAGTGAGGGAAGTGGATGACCTTTCAGACGGCAGTTTCCCGGTCAAACCGCAAGGACGGACGATTATTTCCGATGGAGTAGAAATGACCCGTGACGGAAAGCCTGTTGCATACTGGCTCAACACCGTTGATGCCAACGGGTTTGAAACCGTGGAACCGGAACGGATTCCAGCTGACAGAGTTACTTTCCTCTGGAAGAAAGAACGGCCTTCTCAGTTCCGTGAAATCACTCCTCTGGGTAAGAGCGTTCCGAGAATCAAAGACTTAGAGGACTACAACAACGATGTAGCTTTCCAGCAGAAGATGCTTGCTTCTATGTCCGTGTTCATCGAGAGAGATGAAAACACTCCCACAACCCCTATTGGCAGAGTTGCGAACACAAGGGATGGGAAACGGATTACACAGGTCAGAGCTGGTTCTGCGACCTACCTTAACAACGGGGAAAAGGTGAAAGCCTTAATCCCGAATGGGCAAGCGGCTGAATTCAGTGATTACGAAACGTCCCAAATGCGGACGGTTGCCGCATCCCACGGGCTGTCTTTGGAGGGAGTTACCAGAAACGTAGAAAGAGTTAACTATTCCTCTGCAAGACAGAACCTTATTGAAGATGACAAGACCTACTCCAAGATGAAGAAATATCTCCAAGTCCACTTCTTGCGAGAGGTATATAAGCGGTTCGTTGATGCTTGCTACCTTAAAGGACTGCTTGATGGATATGGATTCAACCCGGCTGACCCCACAATGTATGAAAACAAATGGATGACAGAAGGGATGCCTTGGATTGACCCGTTAAAAGAAGCACAGGCTGATGAAATTCAATTGCAGAACTGCACCACAACACTCCAAGAGGTGTGTGCAAGGAACGGCAAAGACTGGCAGGAAGTTCTCGACCAGCGGGAGCTTGAATATAATGAGCTGAAAAAAAGAGGACTTTCTGTAAATCCGAAGGAAGGAGATAGCAATGCAGACAAGGACGAAGAACCTTCCGGCGAGGAAACGGGAAAGCAAACTGACTCTGGAACAGAGTGAAGGCAATCGCTTTCGAGTATCCTTCATGTCGGAAGAACCGTGCATGAACTGGGGCGTGCCGGAAATCATGCTGGCCACCAAAGAAGCCGCTGACCTTAACCGGGCAGAAGCAGGAGTGGCCCCCGTACTGTTCAACCACGACCGAGATAAAATCGTGGGGAGAATGGAAAACATTGATTTCCAAGACGGCAAAGGTTATGCAGACATTGTGTTTGATGATGATGACGATGCACAGAAAATCAAGAACAAAGTGGAAAGCGGGAGCTTGCGGGGCGTATCTGTTGGGTATATGAGAGAACAGGTCACAGAAGTAAGCTCCGGCGAAATCTACATGGGCCGATTCGAAGGCCCTTGTGAAGTCGTTGACAAATGGGAATTGTTAGAATTTTCCCTTGTGTCAATCCCCGCCGACCCAACTGTTGGTGTAGGCAGAGAATTTACTGATGAAGAAAAAGGAGAAAAAGACATGGACGAAAAAGAAAAGAAGAATCCGCCCGCACCGCAAATCACAGAAGCTGATTTAAAAGCGGCGGCTGAAAAGGCCAGAAAGGCTGAAAATGAGCGGGTACGGGGTATTCGTGAACTGTGTGCTAGACACCACGTTGACAGCGAACATGAAGCCGAATTTATCGACAACGGAACCGACATGGAAGGTGTCAGAAGTGCAATCCTTGACATTCTGGCGGCAAAAGAACCCTCCTTGAACGCCAAAGTCAAACAGGACGCAGGTGACAAACTGGTGCGGGCAATCAGCGACGGCCTGTGTGCAAGATATGGCCTGAACAAAACTGATGACCGGGAAGCCATGGCTTATAGCCGCATGAGCTTGAAAGACATTGCAAAAGACTGTCTGACCATGGAAAGCCCTGAAATGGCACGTTCCATCCATCTGGCGGCTCCGGAAGAAGTTCTGCATCGGTCTATGTCCTCTGCTTCCTTCATGGGTATCATGGACGAATTCACACATAAGAGCATGGCAAAGGCATACAACGAACGGCCTACCACTTTCGAACAGCTGGTTTCCCGTGGCTCTAACAGCGATTTCAAGAAAGCATATAAATACACCATTGGTCTTGATGACCTGCCTTCTCTGATGTCCGCTGAATCCGGCGAATTCACTTACGGCACCGTCGCCGACCAGAAAGTCAGCACGCAGATTCACACCTACGGAAAGGGCATCAAGCTGACCCGTGAAATCTTCATCAACGACCAGCTGGGTGAAGTAAACGCCGCAATTGCAATGCAGGGCAAAGGCTATCGTAGACTGCAAGAAATCATGTTCTACAAACTGTTCCAGAATGCCGCAAACTTCTCTGACAAGCTGGGCAATCTGGTTAAGACCAACAATAATGTATCTGTAAAAGCGTTCTCTGAAATGGAACGGATGATGCTGGAACAGAAATCCTTCGATGGTAAGGGTTTTGTTGGTGTAGAACCCCGGTTCGTAGTTGTTCCTACCTCTATTTCCGGTGAAGTTGCTCAACTGCTGACTTCTACTGCTGACCCGACCGCCACCAATTCTGGCGTAGCCAACGTGTGGAACGGCAGACTGACCATGATTCAGAGTCCGTATCTGACTCAGAAGGATGAAAAAGCCTACTACTTCGTAGCAGACCCGACCGAAATCCCCGGTATCGAATACACCACTCTGAATGGCAACGATTCCCCGATTTCCCGGACTGTACCGGATGCAGAAGATTTGGCTATCTCCATCCAGAGCTACATGGACTTCGGCTTCAACCTGCTGGGCGTACAGGGCTTCGTCAAGAACGCCAATAATGCTTAATGAAGGAGAGTAGAGATATGAGAGAACGAGCAGGATATATCATGGATTATCAGACCACCGATGCCGTTACAGCCGGTGTTCCCGTGGTTGTGGGGAATGTGGTTGGTATTCCTAATGTTACCACCGAAAAAGGCACTGAACCCGTTCTGCTGGCACTGGCCACTGAAGGCGTGTTCGAACTGACGAAGGATACTGGTGCTATCGACCAAGGCGCAAAGGTTTATCTGACAGCAGAAAAACATATCGTGGCAACTGCCGAAGGCAACACTTACGCAGGTGTGGCATGGTCTGCGGCGGCAGAAGCGGATACGACAGTGATGGTCAAAATTAACGCATGAACATGATTTCTGCCCAGCGCAGAATCTTCACGAAAGCCGCCTTTTCCACCGACCGGCTGGGTGAACCGATTGTGTACAACGGGGCTGAAATCACAGCCCTTGTTGAAATCGGGGCCACACTGGTACGGACGGACTGGAACAATGCGGCAACCACGATTGAAGAAGCCAGACTGGGTGACACAGCTACATTCTCCGTTATGGATACGGATGTGCCGGCTCCGCAGGAAGGCGACATCATCGAATATAAGAATGACGAATATTCCGTAGCCAGGGTGGAGAATCACGATGAAGCTGGAGGACATTATGTAATAGATGCCATTAAGTGCGGAAGGGTGACAGGACGATGATAATTGAAATCGACCTTAAAGACTCCATCTCTCCGGCCTTGCAGCACGCACTGGAGACCAACGAAAAATGGTTAAGGTGGGCAAGCAAGTCAGTCGGGTGGTACACCCAGAAACGCATCAAAGAGGAAGTAGCCACGGGCTCCCCAGGTGGGGAAGGTTACGAAGAACGACTCCCTCGTGGGGCACGGAAAGCCTTGTCAGCAACGGCTCCGAGAATGTGGTATGGGAAACTGCGTAATGCCATCGGCTATGAATATGACAACGGCGTAGTCAGAATCGGGTGGACTTCCAGATCATCCTCGGTAGAAGGGAAGAAACAGGAAGAAGGGTTCAGACGGGAAGTGACGCCATCGCTTAGAGCATGGTGGGCGAAATCCGCAGCCGCTTCTAACGGCAAGCTGTTCAATCTGAACGCTAAAAAGCAGGAAATTGATGTTCCTGCCCGCCCTGTGTTTGACCCTCTCCAGAAACGCTTGGAAGCCGAACTTGGCCCGTATGTTGAAGCCAAAGTCCAGAAATATATCCAGGAAAATAAGGACTATGGAAATAAAAATGCCGTGAAGAGAAAGTACAAGGTGTTTGACTGATGCTGACAGAGACGAACCTCATGGAAGGCTTCGGGATGGTGCTTGCAAAGTATCTGAACGAAGATGAAAAAATCAAGACGTTTTGTCAAGAAAAATTTGGCAAAGAATTGAAAATCTACGTGGGCGAACTCCTGCGGAAGACGATTCCCACCTCCAAGGACTGTCCTTACATCGTTATCACCGAACTCTCGAAGCGGGAAGGGACCAGAGAAGAAGTGAATCACAAGGTGGAATACGCCTGCATGATGTACATCGGGATCGGAGCTGAACGAAACAAGCTCATCGAAGAAGATGGAATCATCATGTATGAGGGCTGTAAGAACCTCGGAGATTTTATGAACCTTGTCCAAATGGAATTGACAAGAAGAAACGACGGGGAACGCCCATTTAACCAGGTGGAAGCCACTATAGTAGGCTCTATTGAGCCGGATGGCTCTCACTGGGGCGGAACTCTCAATTGCAGATGGAAGATGGAACAAACCATCGGTCTGTCTCAAATGGAACAATTTTAAGGAGATGAATAAATGAGTCAGGTTATGGGTGTTTACTCCCGGCTGCTGATGTGCCCGGAAAAGGCAAACAGCGAGATCGGGACTTTACCTACAGATCTTACAGGGAAGGTGCTTTCCCTGCCGTTCAACACGAACTCTTTGAGCGGCTCCCAGAACATCAATGATGCTGCCACAATCAGTGGTAGAAGAGATGCCTCCGAGCCGATTCTGGGCAATCATGATTCCAACGGGGATATTGATGTGCCTCTTGATGTGAACGCCTTCGGGTGGTGGCTGGCATTTGCTTTCGGCTCCCCGACTACTACCCCCGACGAATCTTCTGGTCTGTATACCCACGTGTTTAAACCGGGGAAAACACAACCGTTCGCAACCATCGAAAAAGAAGCGGCTGACCAGGGAGTTTTTCTGAAAACCGCAGGTGTCAAGGTCAACAAGATGTCTTTTCAGTTTGGTGGGGACAACGAACTGAACTGCAAAATCACCTGTGCAGGGTGCAAAGAAACCATCGAACAGGCTACTCTGGGAACTCCCACGGACGTTGCATTGCGTCGGCTGAATCAGTTCCAGGCGGCAGGGCTGAAAATCGGCGGCAGGGATTCTGCTATTATTACCCAGCTTGATCTGGACATTGATTTCGGTCTAGACACAGACGGATATGCAGTCGGCAGCAATGGTTACAGAACACGGCTGACGGAAGGGATTCTGAAACCGAGCGGCAAAATGACGGCGTTCTTCGATGATACCACTTTGCTGACTGCTGCACTGAACAACGAGACTTCCAGCATCGAACTACCTCTGATTAAAGGGGAGGAGTCTCTGACCATCAAAGTTCCCGAAATCAAATTTAGTTATAAATCACCGGATATTAGCGGACCTGCCGGATTGAAGCAGGAGCTTGACTACTCCGGATTCTACGGTTCCAACAGCGACAACACTTGCATCATGTTCACCCTGGTGAACAGCACTGCAAGCTATGCGTTTGAAGGCTAAACCATACAGGGCGGTATTACAACCGCCCTTTTTCATAAAGGAGACAAAACCATGCAGATTACCATTAGACCGATGAATTTTGAAGAGTATGCCAAACTCGAAGAAATCAAGGATGAAATCGACAAGAAAAATCTTGGATCCGGACGGAAGTTTGCCGAATGGGCAAAGGCTATGATGGAACTGATTTATCCAAAGGTGGACATCCAGAAAATCAGCGCAGGTACCACTATTGCCATTGTCAACAAAACGTGGGAACTCACCAACAAGGTGGAAGAAGAAGACTTAAGAAACTGGAAAAGCTCTGGGAGTGGTACGACCAGGGCAGACCGGGATACTGCGAAGACTGCCGAAAAATAGCCAAGCTGAAAGGGGAAACCCGGGACTGTTCGAAGTGTGACGACAGGATGCCAGACATTTCCCCTTCCAATCTTTATTTCCTGCATTTTTGGGGTAAGGTGCAAAGATGCTTTCATTGGGTTGACGGCGGTGCTGGAGCCTTTCGCACAGGACTTGATTGGGCAGATGTAAAGACAATATCCGAAATCGAAAAAGTGAAACTGTCTAAACCACTGCTGGCAAGGCTAAGAAAGGCTGAATCCCTGTGTGTAGCGAGTGACATTAATAATCTAAAGAAGAGTGAGAGGTAGACCATGAGCTTAGACACGAGAATGAGCATTACCCT